AGGGTAGTAAACCACCTAGTAAACCATCAACACCTGTTAAGAAATAACTTACTTTAAACATCATTAGCGATAAAGCTATTATACAGTGTTTGAAGAAAAAGTCAATAGGAAAATAGAAGAAAATGGCTGAAGCAACATTAAATGACGTAATCACAAGAATGAAAGAAGAGGGGCTGCTGACTCGTAATTCGGGCACCAACTCTCTGAAATCTGCTATTAGTGAAATAAAAGGTGTTCGTTCAGACTTTAAGGGTTTCTTCAACAACTTTGGCAGTGCGCTTCAAAATTTAGGTAGCACTCAAAAAGAATTTAGTGATATGATGAAATCTAATTTTGAAAAACAACAAGAAGCATTGGCTAGTCAGCAAAGAAATGATGCATTAGCAGATAAACCAAAACCTACCAAAACAGATGATAATAAAGGAGCCATATCTAAAATATTAGAATCAATTAAGAAAATGATTCCTAAAAAGAGTCCTGGTTTGATTGGTTTATTGTTTGGTGGATTGGCTGCTGCTTTTCTACTTTTCCCAGAATGGATAAAAAGTAATCTTATACTTCCACTTGTAGATGTTATTAGTGTACTTCAAGACAAAGATGCAAAGACGACACTGGGAGCGGGTATTAAACATTTAAAAAACCTTTTTGGATTTATCAATGATAACTTTGGTCCAGAAACTGCTTGGATTTTAGGCATTACCAGCGCTCTCGCAGTACTAAATCCTATTACATCGTTTAAGATTGCAAAAGCTACTATTAGTGGATTGAGTAGTCTTGTAAGTTGGGCAGTAAACTCTGACAAGAATCTCCGTAATTTTAAAGGGGTTTCGACAGCAGCAGACGCCGCTCTAAACGCTGGCGGCGGTGGCCCGCCTAATAGACCTAAAAGGTTAGGTCCACTAGCTCGGCTTAGCTCTGCTATTTCTAATTTTGGCAAAAATATAGCGACTAAAGCTACAGCAATTGCTGGAAGTTCCAAAGATATTATAAAAAATCTTGGGTCAATGGTTGGCAAAGCCGCAGGTAAAACTGGTGGTGGTCTATTAAGATTAGGGGCAACTTTATTACGATTTGGACCAGCAGGGGCGGTTGGATTAGCCATTGCTGGTATGGCTGTTGCGGCTGATAAATTGCGAGATATGAATATTGATAGCACTGTCAAAGATATAAGTGATAAAAATGCCGCACTTAAAGCAGCTATAGAAAGTGGTAATGAACCATTAGTAAAGACACTTACTGCTGAACTCGCAAGAGATTTGAAAAGATTGCAAGACACTACTATAGGTAATGTAGCCAGCGTACAAGAGCAAATTAAAATTGCTCAAAATACGTTAGCTGAAGAAGCAACAAAGAATTTGGCTAATTCGCTGGCTAAACTGCAAGAGAAGTCGTTACGCAATGCTGACGGATCAGTAGCAGAAGGCGCTGCTGAAGCACTCCGCGCTATAAAAAAAGCGCTCAATAAGCAAGTCCAGGAATTATTGGTAGGCAATAAAGCCCGCACGACAGACCAAATAAAAGAAAAAGAAGACAAAACACTTACCTTTTTAAATAATTTGCGTAAAGATTTAAATGATAATAAAATCTCACCGGAAGATCAGAAAGAAGTAATATCTAAGGCTGTAGAACAAATTCTTGCAGTCGGTGCCGATAAGGGTGGTATAGCACGGGGCAGCACATTGGCTAGCGAATTATTGAGCGTTCAAGATACCAATCAAACTTTGGAACAAATGTTTAAAACTCTTGACAGACTGTCAAAGAAAAACAATCTAAACTTTGAAATACAGGGTAAAATTAATAAACAAGCCGATGTTCTTGCTAACTCTGGCAACCCTTCATCTCAAACTTCACCTGTCGTACCCATTGTTGCCCCAACAACCAATAATACTGATAACACAAGAGTAGTTAATAATTATCATTTCTATAAGGAGGGAAGTATTGATACCTTTGGTAAATACTCTGGAATGAGATTACCCGTTGGTTTCTAAACAAAAAAAAGGGGAGCTAAAAAGCTCCCCTTTCTCTTAGTCTTCAGCCAACTTCTTGAAGAACGATAAACTATCATCATCCTCATCATCATTGGTCATTGCCCACGACGGCGATGAATCTTCAGTCTTGCGTTCAGGAGCAGATGCTTCCTTGAACTGAGGCTTGAAGTCCATCACCGCCGGCTCGTCTTCCTGGGCGGTCGTTTTGGGTGCGTGTGAACCGCCATCAAGAGCGAGTACCCGATAGAGTTTAGTCTTCAGGTCAGTGTAGCTCTTGAAGTTCTTAGGATCGACGAGTTCTTGTAGGGAGTGCTGCGACTTCCAGATACGTTCCAACTCATCATCATCAGTATGAAGAGGAGTAGCAGAAGCAAAATCGGAACGGTCATAGTTACGATATCCTTCTACATTACGAATCTTGAGATTGAAGTTTGCACCTTCCCAAAAGTCAAAAGGATTCACTGGAGTTTCATCTTCAAACTGAGGATTCATTGCTTCGTTCAGTTTGTCGAAAATCTTCTTACCATACTGAAAGAGAAAGACCTTGCCTTCGTTCTCAGGTTTAGCGGAATCCTTTACGATATAAACGTTAGAGTAATATTTCAGACGGCGCTTCTGCTTGCGAGCAATCTCCTTATCAGAGTCAACACCAGAGTTCCAAAGCGTAGAGTTGTACTCAGACACTGGATCATCTTGACCGATTGATGTGAGAGAGTTCTCAATATACCAACCACCTGGACCTTGAAAGCCGTGGTCCCAGAGACGAACGAAGGGCATATCTTCTCCGTCAGGTGCTGGTAGGAAGCGTAGTACAGCATAGCCATTACCAGCCTTATCGACCTGTGGCTTCCAGATACGGTCATCACCGTATGTCTGCTTTGCTTGGTTGCCGTTCAACTTCTGAAGTTGAGCGTTTAGCTTATCAAAAGAGTTCTTTTGAGTCTTCAAGTTTGCGAATGCGTTCATTTGTATTTTCCTTGTATGTACAATTTATCCAAAACGGTCAAGTAATGTTTGCTTCATTGCTGACCTATCATATTGTAGAAACGGTTTATATTTACTACTCTTAGAGTATACAACCTCCCAGATGATTTGTAAAGCTATTTTTGAGTTCCAATGCTTAAAAATATCTAGAATGTCGTCGAGTATAATCAGCGATTCCAGTGAAAAACGTTTAGCGATAACTTCGTTTAACAATGGCGGGTGCTGACCATCTACCACTTTAAAGTTAGAGTCAAAATCTTCGTCTAATGTTCGTATCTCCTGTTTGAAGTGATATGATAGTGATTGAATCTTCTTCAACCACTGCTTATATATATCATCACTTTCATTGGTTAGCAGGTCTCCGACCCATATCTTTTTGTCAGAGTTGACCATGTTAGCAACGATATAATTCTTGTAATCATTATGTTTTGATAACTTATAGAACTGAAACTTATCCTTTCGAATCTCGAACGACTGCGGAGAAGCATTTACCTTGCCGTTGTACTTGAAATAGTCATACGACGAGGTGAAATGCCTCTGTAGTGCTAGATACGCAATGTATGTCTCATATGCGTCTCTGGTCGAGTATGTACTCATACAGGCAGCTTGGCTGTTCTCTCCATTAGACGGAGGTCTTCAGCTTCGTCCTGAATGCGAGACTTGAGATTTGTATTTTTGCGAATGATATCACCTAGTGCTTCAATTTCGATATCATTCTTTTGAGCATAATCCAAAACAGCATCCATATAGTTGCTATCAGGCTGCTTTGCGAGTTTATGTACATAAGTCATAAAATCATCATATTGTAATGTTAGTGTCATGACAATCGCTCCTTTAATAACGAAATTTTACTTTCAAAATAATTCATGATTACTGCTTCCTCATCTAATGTCGCATTCTTATACTTAGATGTGCTTTTCATATTTTCAATATGGCGGACGAATACGGCAAGTTCTATGTGTTCAGCAGCGGTCAGCATGTATATCTCCCTGTTTTAGATTTCTTCTAGGCGAGTTAGAGCCATCTCTTGTTCCAAGAGTTGTTCGTATTCTTCCTCTTCAATGATATATGGGGAATGACTCATGAGCCATTGCACAGATTGATTCACAGAATCGTGAATGAAATCTTCTGCCTCATAGAAGTCTTCAAATTCTGTGACCTCTGGGTTTGGGTCAAGCGAGTCTACAGCGATTGTTACACGATATCTCATTCTACACACTCCTCAATGATAAAGTCTGGATCGTCTTTATCAGCAATCATAACAAATTTCCTTATGAACGAATGCCGTGTTCTGCTGCTAACTCAGTTCCGTTGAACAGAGTGAAGCCATCCACATCGTTGATAGCAACCATCACTTCGAGGTCGATACCAGCTTTGGTACGAACGCTCTCAATGCGATCCCTACCAAGAGGAGTATCGATGAAGTCGCCTTCGGCACCCCAAAGGTCACTCATGAAGCTCTTCATCTCAGGAGAAATAGTCTTGATCATCTGTCTTCCTTTCATTCTCTCTATATACTTAATATAGCAACTCTGAAGGCAAATGTCAAGTGTTTTTTTTTTCACTTTTTTTCAAAAAAAATGGTGCCGCCACGAGGGGTCGAACCCCGGACCTGAGGTTTACAAAACCCCTGCTCTACCACTGAGCTATAGCGGCGATTTTAATTGTAGCTTTTTTCTTAGAATGTGAAGTCTTGCAGAAATATCGTCAATCATTTCTACGAGGTCGCAATCGTATTCATAATATGGATATTCGTCATATACACTTTGATTTTTAGTGTGGTCTGCTGCCGTACTCATATATTCCCAATACGGCACACGACGTTCATTATCACTCATAGTCTTGTCCTTGGTGTTATAGTTTCTTGATACCTAAAGCCCAATTCTCAGCAGCATCTTCTACATAATGAATAGATTTGCCTGGGAATCGTTCTTCGTTGAACACAGTATCGCCTTTATAGTAATGAATACCATATCCAGCGTCATCTTTATAAACTTCTGCTCTAAGCATCGTAGGCGCTTCTTCGCTGAAATAAGTGCTAATCGGCGTTTTCATCAGTAGTTCCTTACATAAAAACCAAGTCGTTTAGGTTGCAATTTGTCTCTATACGATATATTGGAATAATTTTTTTCATCTTTGATAAAATTATATTTCTTAATCCTATGCTCAGGTATTTCTAATGCAACACCTTCATACGCAGGAAAAATATCGTCATAATCTGGATAAGGCGGCCCTCTCAAATGAACTTCTATTACATTATTGTCTATAAGTTCCAGATTCCATCTGGGAATTCTGTATTTTTCTGATACATGAGGAATATCGTTTAGAATCGGAGGTAGCCAGAACTTAAACGACACATCCCTATACCATCTTTTAAAAAGAAAAGGATTATTGGTATCCTTTTCGCCTATAAAACAACTCTTTTGTTCATAAGACCAATTTGTTTCTATATTGTTTTTCCATCCATAATTAACACTTCTATGTGTGCCTTCAAATTTCTCACACCAAAACATACCGGGTTCTAGAGCATCGCAGTCGTCTGGACCAAGCTCAAGTTCCATATCTCCCAATCCCATACCATATAGATTGTAGATTGGTCGAACTATATATGTGTCTTTTTTGGGAGGCGCTATACCAGCAGGACCGCAGAGATAGCCTAATTTTTGTGATAACCACAGTTTATTGAAGTATTTTCGATGTGCTGGATACACAATCCACGCATCCTTATCACAACTCACGAGTTTGACCATTGTATCCACAAAGAAAGGCTATTGCACTTCTTTCGTGTGTAAGTTTAGCCACAAATTCCACATTAGAGTTTTTATGATGAATCCAAATTTCATATCCATCGTTATCGAGGTCGTGCATTCGTGCTTTACCATCACGTTCATTCATTGGCATCTTTGCAACAGACATAAACAACTCCTAAAAATATAGAGGGGAGATCATCTCCCCTCTATATATCACTTTAGAATCTAACTGAGGTCGTGAACCCAACAAAGGTATCTTGATATTCAGCTTCACTATCTGTTGTCATCTTAACATATGGCGTTACACCAACATTAAACAATTCCAAATTGTATCCAGCTTCAACTTCAACGCCGGTCAATTCAAACTCATCAACAAGTACTGTTGGCGTTACACCAACATAAATATTATTCCAATCGACGGTTGCGCTAGGCTCTGCTGTGATTGTGCCTGCATCGATTGCATATGCTACATCATTGCTGAGTGTAAGACCGAGACCATATGGCAATAGACCGCCTTCTGGTGCTGCTTCGCCGTCTGCTAGTGCAGGCGAAGCAAGAAATGCTGTAACTGCTACAGCGGCTAGTAGCTTCTTCATTTATTTGACTCCTTTAAAGTTAAAAGTGACAGGGAGGTCCGAAGACCTCTTCTGTTTCCAAGCGTCCTGTCCCACTCATAAGAACTATGCTACTAGAGCATATTCCTGAGAAACGAAATTATCGTTTGCATTTAGTTTAAATGGTCATATCGTGACCAATCGGTAACTCCAGTCATCTATTATCTGCATGTCGAAACCTGTTTCGCCCCCATAAGGTTTATGGTGGAGGCGTCCGGTAATGCTCCGGAGTCCATTACAGTTTTCAATTTCCTTCATCGCTACTTCTGTATATATCTAATCCCAAAAGACCAGATATAAAATTTCGTATCAGTCTTCCTTTGATGGGTCAACTGGTACATCAACTTCGATATCACCGTCCTTGATAGCTTTAGTTATTAGGGCAGCGAGGTTCCAATCGTATGTACCACCAAACTTTCCTTCAGGGTCGTAACCATCTTCTTTTTTCTCTTCGCTCATGTCAATCATCCTTTGAAGTGATAATAGTATTCTACGACTTTCTGCTGCTTCTGTCAACCCTTTTTTCAATTTTTCTACAATACTTTTGTAAGCAAATCCCGTGTAGACGCCTTGAAAGAATATTCTACTTGAACCATCAACTGTTCGTTCTTCTGCTTCTACAACTTTGATGATAGAAGTAGGTGGTAAAATAATTTCTTGCTCACTTCCGTGTTGACTATGTTCTAAGATAGGTATAACCTTAGACCCTTTCGGTAAAAAGATTCTCATTCTATCTTTACCGCCAATAGTCACATCTGTTCTTAAAGATGCACTTGTGAAAGCTGGGTCAACGTATTCATAGCCAGGAACAATTGCTTCTCTCATTTCATATGGCACCAGAGTAGAACGATACACATACATGCTCTCTGGTAAAGGCTTTAGTTTTTCAAAAATTTTTGCCAGTTTAGCAATCTTTTTCGTGCCGCTTGTCAATTCGCCAATTTCAGACTGAGTAAGAGGTTCTTTTCTAAACAACTTACTTACAATTTTTCTAAGAGGATTGTTGAAAGAACTATAACCTGAACCACTATAATTTATAACAGTTGAATATACTGAGTTGGGCAAATTCTCTATCGCACCATAATAGTCGAGTCCGTTTTGTAAGTGCTGGCGAATTGTACCAATATCATATTCCGAACTCTCTACAAAGAAAGTCCCTTCAATCTTTACTTCATTCGTACCAGTACCAGGCATTGTTGACTTGAATTCTGTCATATCAATATCTAACTTAGGCTTCTTTTTTACCTCACTGGTTTTTGATACTTCAGTAGCAGCTTTCTTTTTAGCATTTCGATAAGCAATAATTGCCATCATATGTTTTTCGTCATTGGCATCAACAGGCATAGCCATGTACTTCAGAATCTCAATCCAAATTTGTCCAGTTGCGCCCTTGATTTTACCCAAGTTTGCGCCAGGAAGACTACCTCCAGCAGCCATCGTATCTACGAGTTGTTTATTAAACGTACTCATTTTATTATACACATATTGTAAATTATCAAAATTTACTTTCTTTGGATCAAATCCATTTACTCGTAATGCGTTTGCCATTTTAGCAAACTCTGGAGTTGTTCTAAGAACATTAGCAAGAGCGCCAACTGATGACATATCTTCTGGCTCAAAAACTTTTTTACTAAGTTCAGAAAGCTCTTTGTCTACTTCTACTTGCTTTTCAATATGCTTCGCTACTTTACCCGACACTTTAGCGACCGCTAACTTATCAAGGAGTTCTGTATCAGAAGGCACATCTAAATCATATTGACCAAAAGAGTATTTCTTTGATGGTGCTATGGTGTTTGTCTGCTTCTTAGCTGTTTTAGTGGTAAGTTTACCAATAGCATCCGCCGATACGGCGCCTTTGCTTTGTTTATATTTTTTAAATGTACCGCTAGAAAACAGTGTTGACAATGCCGCAGGTGTCATTTCTTTTCCGGCGATAAAAATGAAACGCTTTTTCTGATAGGTCCATTTATCGTCTTTTGTGACAGGAGGCTGTTCTACTGGAACAATCTTTAAAGTTTTAATAAAGGATCTTTTTATCATTTTTTGAGCAAGTTTTGTTGCTTTGTTTATTTGCTCAGAAGCACCCCACCCAAATTGTACAGCAATACCTTTCAACATCGGTAGCATAGTGTATGCATTTTGAAGAAAGTCCATCGTTGTTGCTAATACAGGTAGAATATCTTTCCCATCATGAAATTTCCACCAGAAAGTTTTGCCGCCCTTTGAACCAGTCTTTCCGACCTCAAGTAGGTATACTCCTTTATCTTTACTTGCCTCTAATGAGATGATGTAAGTGCCGTCATTAACACTGAAAGCACCATACATTTTGTCTGGTAAGACTGTATCATCAGTCATATAATATTCTTTGGGATTGTTCAACGCTTCTGCGAGAAGAACGTCCTCATTCAGATTGTTAAAAATATCGAATTTTTTCAGCACGGTAACCTCCCAGTGTGTATCTTTACTCGTATTTATATTAGACGTGAACTACGAGAACCTTGGGCGTTTTGTTGAGTTGAAAAGCAACATCGAGGCGAGTGTTGCCACCAAGGACACGCATCTTACCGCTCTCTTTGAACATCAGAACGATAGGCATTGTCATTGGCATATCGTTACCGATCCGCTCATAGAGATTAGCAATCGTCTGCTCATTACGAAACTCAGGATATGAGCGATACGAGCGAATGAGATTGAGCAACTGCTCCTTAGAGCGAGTGTGTGACCTATACCCAATGTAAGCGTCTGTGACGCCATCAAGTTCAAGCACATCACCTTCTGAAGCAGCCTGAAGAAAGGCTTCCTCACTCTCGAAGAAGTTGTTACCCTTCAGTTCAATTTCAACGAAGTACTCTTGCTTGAGGTCTGCTTCGGAAGGTTTGGTCCACATAT